CACAAGTCCCAAAACCAAGAGACTTTCAAACATGGTAAAGGCCTTAATCTGCAACCGTTTGACTTGTTTTTTGTTTTGCATGGTAGTCTTTATAAGCTTTGGCTTGCTCAGCTGTGATACGACCGTCCGCTTGTAATTTGCTGAGGGTAGCATCATCATTTTTATCCAAACGATAAAGTTCTGCCTGACTTTCCACCACCTTGACAACAGCAGCTTTTCCTTTGTCATCTACGGCATCCTTTTGCTTGGTCAAATTGGGTACAAAGAGCAAGAGAAGAACGCTGATGATGAGCAAGACGACTAACATCTCAATCAAGGATACTAAAATTTTTGATAAAAAGTACTTTCAGACAAACAAAAAAACCGCAAGCAAATGCCTGCGGTTAGTTTAAGAAGAAAAATAGAATCTCCTTTCTTTATTTAAAATTTATTTTGTGGTGATAAGTCCATCAGGTAATACATCAAATGCTGGTTTGTCTGAACGACTACCATCTTCGTTGACATAGTACCAGCCTCCTTCGACTTTAACAAGTTCTTTTGAAGACATTTCGCCGTTCTCTTCTTTGAGATGGTATAGTTTGTCCTTGTATTGAACCCAGCCAGTGACCATTGCTCCTGAAGCATCAAGATAGTACCATTTGCCATTCACAAATACCCAACCAATGGCCATTGCGCCATTTTCTTTTAGATAATACCACTTACCATCATCCTTCAACCAGCGAGAAGCTATTGAATAACCTCTCTCGTCGAAGTAGTACCAGATACCATCAATCTTTTCCCACTCCTCTTTTGGATAAGCACCATTGGGGTATTCATACCACCATCCAGTATCATTTCTTTTCCATTTAGGCTTAGCTTCTTCATCATCTAGTAAAACAATGTTCTTGTCGTACGGATTTGAAGAGTATTGCCACCATCGAATCCCGTCCATGGATGGAAAATATTCAAAATCAGCATTTCCGTCGTTTAACCCATAGCCAGCGATCCAAAGGCAGTCTGGGAATTTCGCAAGAATCTGCTCATAATAGATATTATTGAGCGTGAATGGCTTGTAGCTGTAATAGATTGGCTCATAGCCATTTTCTTTGAGGATTTCCATAAAGCGAATACAAGCATCAGTATTTGCTTGCATGTCGTCGCTTGCGTGGTCTTCATAGTCCAGCACAAGATACTTAACTTTTTTAGGAACATTGTCCAAGAAGTATCGTGCTTCTCGCTCGGCTTCTTCTACGTCTCCGCCAAACCAAGCGAAATGATAGAATCCAACAGGATTTGATTGCTCCACTTGAGCAGACAGGCAAGGGTTTAGGTAGTTTGTACTCTCTGAAACCTTTATGATTGTATTTTGTGTGCCCATATCAGCCAGAATACCTGTAATATCGTATCCATTGTGACTAGATACATCGATGAATAAGTCGTTTTTCTTCATTAATTTTCTCCTAATCCTCACTTGGTTCTGAGTATTCCAATGCTCTTTTACTATCAGAGATTCCTGATGTTGTTGGGTCTGGAATGATATTTAGGATATTTACAATCGTCAACCCCACAAGATAAGGGTTCGCAAAGAATTTGCCAAGCAAGTCTAAAATGACTCCCCAACTGACCAAATCCTCTAGTTTTAGATTGAAATATGCGAGAATTGGCAAAACTAGTGCAAATGCCACTCGCAATAAGAATGTTTTATTTTTTAAGTTAAAACGTACTTTCCAGTTGATCATGTGTTAGTCTCCTTTTTCGATTTCGTCCATGCGGTCGTTCATGCGGACCATTTCTTTTTGAATGTCACCGACCGTATGTGTAATTGTCGTTAATTCTGTAGTGGTTTTTTCAAGATGAGTCATCAAACGCTCTTCTCGTCTGTTAGAGTCAGCCTTTGATTGCTCATGCAAATCCATAATCTTCTTCTCTCGCTTGTCCGAAGTCTTGATAAGATATCGAATGATAATAAAGAAAAGCAAGATAAACAAAATCGCCCAAGCCACCTGACTTTGAGCGATTTTTTCAGCTTCTTCAATTGGCATATATCCTCCTTTATCTATACTTCTTTCAGATTAAATTTCAAGCCACGGAATTTACTAGAAACTCCAGGGCGATTCTTGGCTGTGATTCGATAAAATCCAACATCGAGCACAGCGCCGTCTGATAATGACTGTTCATTTGACGTCATAATCACGTTGTCTCCAAAATAGTGGACAATTGACGGACGTTCAATATAAACCGAAACCTCAAACATTGTCTTTGTTTGAGTAGAATTTAGTTGTCCTTCTAAATCGAAACCATCAGTTCTAGTAGTCCACTTCACATCTTTTTGTTCATCCGTCAAAAAATCTGAATAATTCAAATCAGATGCCACTTTGTTATTTTGATACCCAATTTTACTAACCCCTGAAACAAATACCGTTTGAGGAATCAACTGACTAGCTAAGAATTCTGCCCCTTTTTGATGACCAAGATCTCCAAAGTGGCACATGTCTGGAATTAAATCCTTGAGCTTGTATTCTGAATGGATCAAAATATTACTTGTGCCAGCATTATAATCAATGAATGGTAATCCTAATTCTTTGGCTAAATCCTTCTTGATGTTGTCAGCAATCGCATTAATCTTCGAACCAAAACGCTTGTGGTTCTCAAATTCAGCTTGAGTACTCATTAGTACAGGTTTAATGCCTTTTGCCAACAATCGATTGATGATGTTGATATGATCGTCACGAAATGATTTAATCTTACTCACGTCGTACACCATATCGTTGATGCCCATTGTAATGAATGCATAATCAATGGATTCAGGTATCGGAGATAGAACAGCATCCAGATTTTGACGAAGCCAATTAATGGTTTTTCCTGAAAATCCTCGATTATAAATTTTATGATCAAAATTGTAACCACGTTGTTGATTAATAATATTATTAAGTATTCCAGAATATGTATTATTTCCTTCTTTTAGATTATTAATATTATCGTTGTTGCTGATGTAATTTGAAGTCCTCCAACCATCTGTCGTGCTATCTCCCAGCGTCACGATAACAGTTTTTTTAGTCTGAAGGTCGACAATCAATTCTTCTAATTGCCATGCATTATTTAATAACGATTTTGTACTCTGAATAAAATTATTACTAGAATAATGCGTGAGTTCTTCAAGATATACTGATGCAATCAAAATGTCTGTATTCTTGCTTGTAAAAGTTGCTCCATTAGACATCACTGAACTCTTTACTAGCTTAAACTTATTTTCTATAGTATCCAAAATAAGATGATGTAAGAATCCACTACTAAGTTGAAGATTTTCATGCTCTTTTATCGAGTAGTAACTTGTACCCTTTGAAACAATAATCTCGTTCTGTTCTCCGAATCCGATAAAACTAAACGTTTTTGAATAATTGTCATAGATTATTTTACCTTGTACAACCGAGCCGATTAAGCTATCCTGCGTATATTCTGAGTAGCCAATTGTCTTAACGAACATAGAATTAACTGGATAATGTAAAGTACCCTTATACATAATAGCAAGTATGACTTGCGTTGACGTGATGTTCTTAACGTTCGCCAAAGTCATCACGGTTAACCCTTTATTTTGGAAGTCGTAAACAACATATTCTGACAATCCAGTTGGTTCGTAACTAATGCTCAAATTAGCATTTGGAGCATAATTTTTATTTCCAAACGAAATCCATGTATCTTTTTTTAAGGATACTGTTTTAGTCTTACGATCAATAGTTAATAATCCGTCGAAAATTACGCCGAACTGATTAGGAACGCCGTCAGTTGGCGATTGATATGAACCACCATCCGCCCATGAACTTCCGTCCCAGTAATTCCAGTGGCCGTTATCAGTTGTAACATAAATACCTTTATCACCAGATGGCTTTGCTGAACGTAAAGCTGAAACATTTGGATATGTTCCTTTAGGAGTTCCGTCTAGAATATTATTAAGCATAGCTTTTATTTCAGCTTCGTCTGCTTTTGAATTGATAATATTATCAATCGTAGAGAATCTATCGGATAGATGGTCAAATCCACCTCTGGCCTTTGCAACTTCCATATTCGCATTACCGTCTTTAGATGCTGTGTCATATGTCACTTCGATCGCCTTCGCAATCGACTCACGAACATCAGCACCTCTTGTCTTCTTTCTAATGCCTTCAACTAGAATGTTGATGTTTTTAGTATCTGGCAGTGGTGATGTGTCGTCGTATAAATTCAAACGTCCTGTTGCTTCTTCTGTTGTCATTAACTTCCTCCTAATTCATTTCTAATTTTGATAATTTCAGCTTCTAACGCTCTAATTCTTTTTGTATTTTCAGGATTGTGTTCATTTCTCAAGCGCTCTAGTTCACTTGTTAATGTTGAAAGTTTCTCACGCTTACTCTCAATGTCTTGATTCGCTTTGACACGCTCGATTGATTCAATCGCTTCTTGAGATTGGAGTTGGTAAGCAGATAGCGATTGAGACTTAGAACCAATAACCAAATCCACACTTTGAGGATTTAGGATATCAATCTTTTTCTCGATAATTTGCAAACGCTCAATTCCTGAAAGAGGAGCATTCAAAATTGGATGGGTATTACCGATTTTAAATTTCGCATATCTAGAGTCAATCAGATATCTCTCGACTGCTGCAACCGTCCACTTCGCTAATGCGATTCTCTGGTTTCTTAAATACTGAAGCCCTCTATTCTTTAAAACTTGAGGATTATCGATTTCTGTCCAAATAACAGGCTTTCTAATAACGCCAAACTTGGCTACAAGTTCAGCATCTTCAAGCCATATCTTGCCACCGTTGACCGATGAGATATCGATTTGTTTCCTGGTAACATCGGGGCCTTGCTCTTCCTTGTTATCGCTACTTCGATTTTGACTGTTCTTCTCATCTGCTCCAATCGGCATGATTTGAGTTGCGATACCGTCAAATGAAATCTCACGAGATGCAGACTTGATATTTCTACCTAGCTGGATAGGCGATTCTTGATTTTTTCCAACAGAGGATGTCCAGTCTAAATAGAGCCCAGTTTTCTCTCGTCTTAAAGTCAAATATCCGCCTATATTAGAGATAATTCGGTCTCTGATTGTATCCCAAGTTGATTCATATCCGAGATAGCGCCAAGGCTTGTCTGTCAAACTCTTGACCGTTACAGTTCCAAGATGAATTCGCTTGTAATCTTCTACTTGCGCATTATGCTGATTCAAGATTTCTCTCAAGTATGCTTCAGCACCAGTGTTTTTTAGTTTTTGATAATGTTGTGTACTGTCGTGCAAAAATGATAAAAAATCTTCACAAACAACCTCTTGAACGAATCCTGTGCTCGTCATTTTATTTGATACGCTTAAAACTCTGCCCTCGAATTCGACTTCCTCGTCATATAAATTCACAACCTGGATAATCGATTGAAAAGGGATGAGTTTCTGATACAAACCATTTTGCATTGGGATGACAAAAGTGAACTCATTAACTGCATTCTGCGCTTGTTTGATAGATCCTGAAAGGATTTTGTTGCCTTGTCGAGAATATGGACTATGAACGACCTTCTTTTTGGTGAAATCGGTATCCGATAACATTTCTCGAAAAGAGTTCCAAAAATATACTTCAAAACCTCCTCTACTACTCATGCCATCACCTCTGCATTGAATCTTAGCGAAATCGTTCCGTTTCCTTTAGCGGTAAAACGGTTGATACCTGATTTAATCGATAAAACAAAGTCATTATTCTCGCCTTTTTGAAATTTATAAGTTTTACCTTTTTTATCAATCAACGTAATGTCACTGCTGCAGATAACCGTCGGACTAACTGAAGTATCCCCGCCATTCACAAAATAAATTTCTTTTTGGCCTTTAATATCCCACTTAGTCCAATTTGAAAAATCGTTCTCGAAGTCGAATGTATCCCAAACGTCATCGAAGTAATTGTCAGCGTGAAACGCAAATGGGTAACAAATGAATACAATTGTAGCAATCAAATGCTTCTTCAGGGGTACATCTGTTACCCTAATACTCTTGACCTTTCCAAGCCAGTAATAACGCTTGTCATGTGTGTCAAATAGCTGACTTTCCGACTTGGTTGTCATACTTGATTTGATGAACCGTTCAGCTACCTTTCTGTCAGAGTAATCTTTATTTGGAAGTTTAAACTCGTATGTGATTTCTCGCCTATCAAAGAAGACCTCTCCAAGTGCATCAGAGAAGTCTAAAACACCTTGTAGATAAGGGATTTGCTCCACAATCTCCTTTTTATCAGGAGTAGGGGCATCCCTACTTTGAAGATACCAACCGGCATCTTTGCTATTAAAATCACCGAATTGGATATATTCCTTAATTTGAGTAATCATAATCGATGCCGTCCTTTCAATGTCTGAATGTTCCCTACTGCTTCGTCATAAGCATAAGCAGTGCCACCAATGAGCGCTCCTGTGTCCAAGACCATTGTCTGACCTTGTGCTACTTGCTCTCTCAATTCTGATAAGCTATCAATCACATCCGATAATAGGCTTGTTGAATGAGCAATATAGGCTTCTTGTCTGCTCGATGTTTCCTCTTTTGGTGTCTTGCCTCTTAATGCTTCGACTTTAAGTTGGCTTGACATGGTAGCAGCAACGCCTGTCAAAAGATTTTTAGACCTTAAACTAAAATCATTAACATGATCACGAATAGCGTCCAAATGACCTGTGACATTATCCATTGACGAATTAAGGCCATCTGAAATGCCTAGACCAATCTGCCAGCCAATATCCGAATAGTCATCGTTAATTACATCCTGAATGGTTCCTGCCATGCTAGAAATATTATCCATGACATTTTTCCATCCGGTCTGAATACCTCGATTCAAACCAGCCATGAGTGCTGAACCGTTATCGATAAGCAACTTTCTGTCGTAAGAAACAGGGCCTTTGTGGTCTTTGATCCATTGCGCCATATTTGACACGCTAGAAGTAATCTGAGACCAGCCTGAATCAATACCAGACTTCAAACCAGCCATGAGTGCTGAACCGTTTGAATAAAGGTTAACTCCTCGCCCAATTTGAGAAAGAGTATTGTTTGCTGAATTCACAAAGCCTTGAGTAGCGCTGACAAGTTGCTGTCCAGACACTCTCCAGCTTTCAACCATCTGACTCGCATTATTGCGAACGCTTTGAACGATTGAAGTCATGCCGTTGTTCACTGTGATAAGAACTTGAGCCATGCTCGCTTGCATACTTGTAGTCATCAATGCGCCGGCTGTTTTAACCGATGTCACGACCTCTACAATTCCAGAAAGACTTGAAAACGAGCTCATAGCTGATGTAGCAAAGGTGCTCATCGAAGCTCCAGCGCTTGCTAATGTTTCTGGCAATGTTCCAAGACTTGTACTTAGTGATGATAGAGCAGTAGGTAGAGATTGCATAGCCACACTTGCTAGTTGAGCTGATGTAGCTATCAATAATAGACCTGTACCTGCTTGTTGCAACCCTGGACCAGCAGTGGCGATGCCTGAGCTAGCAATAGCTGTCAATCCTGTTGCCACCGTGGCCAATGTTCCAGCTAAATCTAGCAACCCTAATTCAGTGAGCATCACAATGCCTTCAGCCATGTATTTCACTCCAAGGCCTGCGTTTAAGGCAGCATTACCGATGCTGTCAAATATGCCAGCAACTCCGTCAAGTACATTGCGGATAGCAGAACCAAAAGACTCAACTACACCACCTGCACTCTCTAATATCGAGCTAACCTGTTCCCCAAATGTTTTGAGCAGATTAGTCAGGCTGTCAATAATCGGGCTAATCTGAGAGAACATATCGCTAAACGATGAAGCAATATCTGCAATTGACGGAGCAATCGCAACTACCATTTCAGTTATAGCTGGAGCAAATGGAGCAATCGCTTCGACAATTTGAACAATAGTATCAGCAATGATTTGAGATATTGAAACGAACGCATTGCTTATAATCTCAACAATCGGAGTCACTGCCGTAGCAATTCCTGAAATGGCTTCACCTAAAGCTGTAATAAATGGAGCAGCAGCCCCCATAGCTTCACCAAATGCCACCACAAGAGGAGATAGTTGAGCTAAAGCGCTTGTCACGTTTGGAAGGACTCCTGAAACTGTGACGATAGCCTGAGCAAATGTGCTGATGATTGCAGTAGCAACCGTGGCAAATGCCTGCCCTACTGCGTTAATGATAGTAGCGACACCTTCACCTTGGCTGGCAATTAAGCTCAAACCTGCAGCAATAATAGCAATACCAGCACCGATACCGACCGCTGCAATAGCAACTGCTCCGCCAAGTGCTAGGATATTGCCCATCCCTGCGGTTTTCAGTGCAGCGCCAAAGGCTTTAATAACTGGAGCTAGTCCTGACAAAGCGACCTTAATCCCTTGGCCAATACCAGTAGCAGCCGTTTTGATTGCCGTTCCTGTTGTTTTGATGATATTAGCTAGTCCGTTGAAAATCTGCGATACAAAACTTTTGGATTTGGTCGCACCTTTTACGACTTCATCCGCTCCATCTTTTACTCCTTTAGCAAATAAGCCAAACGGATTAAAGCTCTTCAAGAAATTAAATGCCTTGAAAGCGACTAGAGCTCCTCCAATCCCTGCAATCAATCCTCTCCAGACATCTGCACTAATTGATTGAGTTAATTTTGAAATCCAGCTCACAATCATTGAAATAGCGTTCACGACGTGCCCAGCGGCTGCGCCTACGATATCCCAAGGAATAGCATCACCTAACTTAATAGCAAGATCTAAAGCTGCATCCGTCAAGTCCTTAAATGCCTGATAAGCGTTCTGAATCGCTCCTGTATTCTCAAAGGCTTCTAGTGCGAATTGAAAGCCCATGGCTAGGTTCTGGATCATAGTATTGGCCGTTTCAATGATGTTACTTACACCTTGAATGACATTTCCAAAACCACTTGCTTCTCCAGTGAACGACTCAAACAATGACTGAGCCGTAACGATGACATCTCTGAACGTGTCCTTGAATGAGTCAAAAACACCTTCGTCAACTCCGAGCGACGCAAACAAGGATTTGAAACCTTGCTCGATTTTAGGACCTGCTTCTGCCAAAGCCGTTTCAACGGCCTGTGGAAGTTGTCTCATGATATTCCCTACCATTGGCACGAAATTGCCTAAGAGGAACGTAGAGGTCGTAGAAACAAGCGTCTTTAAAGATGGAGTGATGTCTTGACCGAGTGAGAGGTCGGCCAAGAAATTGGACGCTGATGCCTTCATTGCAGAGAATGAACCACTAAAAGTAGTCTCAGCTTCTTTCGCTGCAACTCCTGCAACTCCAAGCTCTTGTTGAACTAGGTCAATAGCTTCTACGATATCCGCAAAGTTGTTGATATCGAACTTCTTACCCATAGCCTTCTCAAGCTTGCTAGCATCTTTAAGAAGCCGTTGCATTTCTTGTTGAGTACCACCATAGCCGAGCTTGAGGTTGTCCAGCATTGTGTAATTCCCTTTAGCAAAGCCTTGATATGCCATCTGAATTGAACCAATGTCAGTACCCATTTTCGCTGAGTTATCAGCCATGGCCATGATAGCTTTATTGGCTGATTCAGCAGCCTTCACTGCGTCACCACCGAGCGCTTTTTTTAAACTCGCACCGAATGAAACAGCCTGCTCTGCGTATGTATTAGCAGAAATCCCTGCGGATGCTGCAGCGGTCGCATATCGTTTCATGGTATCTTCTGCGCCTGTATAAAGCGTATCAATACCACCGAATGATTGCTGAAGCTTGGCTCCTTCGTCCAGAGCCGTAGCAAAAACACTCTTCATGGCACCACCAAGTGACTGAATCCCTGAAATCAGGGCACCACTAACGATATTAGCACCTAAAACCGACTTAAAGACTGAGCCTAATCGCTCACCACTTTCAGACAATCCTCCAACCATGCCTTTCAAGCGTGCGACTCCTGATTGAGCCTTGTCGCCATCCATATCTACTTGAATGACGACCTTACCGTCTGCCATTTTGCTACCTCCTTTCTATTCCATGTCGTAATCATCTTCTTCATCGTCGTATTCTTCAGAATCAGGTAGTGCATACTCTTTCTTTAACTTCATCATTTCATCGATGTAAGCCTGTGAGTCGCCTTTTCTTGGCTTGTACTTCCTGATTTTGATGACTTCAACGAATTTAGTGCCTTCTGGCAGTCCTGCCAATAGAGCATTAAACTTTTTCCAATGCAGTTTCCCTCTTTCTTCAAGCAAATCAATGCCGTACGCTTGCATGAAACTCGCATAAATGAAATCACCATCCAGTGAGATATCATATACGGGCGGTTCGTTGCTTTTGGCAGAAGGCTCTTGTTTCATCACATTCCCTGCGAGGTCGTACTCAACCGATACATCTTTAAGTGATTTTAACTGGATGTGCTCTTCAAAAATATGTTGGAAGACATCCATGGCATCTTCGATTGACAATGAACCGAATCCATCTCCAACAAGCATTTTTAAAGCAAAGAAAGGTTTGACGTTTTCTGGAATTTCTTCATCACACCACATTTCAAAGAGTCTAATGATGTTATCGAAGGACATATTGAGAGGATAGACCTTATCACCAATAACCAACTCATCTGTCAATTTTCGTGATAGATCTAGCATAATTAACCCTCTAAATATTTCTTGATAGCTTTTTCAGAATGACGATTCTCGAATTCAGTAACAATCCCACGGATTGCTTGGATCAGATAATAGATTGTATCTGTTGTTGTTTCGCCTGAGAATTTATAGACCTTGTCAAAGGCTTCTTCATCGAACAATTCTGTCCAGCTATCTTTAGATGCTTTGTAGGCCTCTTTGAAAGCTGACTCATCATCAGCTTTTTCCAGTTTTTTAGCACGTTTTTCAAGGTTTTGACCAATCGTTTTCATCCGTTTGATATTTTCATCATTTGCTACATATTCAAGCTGAAACTCCCCGAAATCAACAGGGATGATGTTGCTTAATTTTTTAATTACGACCATTTTTCTCTCCTTTCAAAAAAAGAAGACAAGGCGGAATCCGCCTTGCCTCTATCCTGGTACTACTGCTGATTTTTTAGGTTTGCGAGTCCAAACCACTTTGAATTTGATTGTTTCAAGTTCAGAAGCTTCACCATCTCCAATTTCAATTTCAGAAAGTCGGGCCAAGCCCTCTTTTTGAGTTTTGCCATCAGACGAAACTTCCTTATACCAAACAACGAGGTCGTCACCAACTTCGTCTTCTTTTTCAGCGACAAAGTTTTGAGCCTTGTCTGAATAGTCACGGTGGCCTTCAAATGTACGGCCACGACGCTTAGAAATAACCATTTCTTCCTTGGTTCCATCTCCGTCGAAATATGCAGAGTCATCTGTTTCTTCGTTATTTTCTGGTGAGGATGTCTTCAAGCCTTTAGCGAGCCAAAGATAATCTTCAGCCGTTGGTGGAGTGTCTGGAGTAGCTTCTTTGTAAGGCCCAATGTAGTGTTTTCGTTGTGCGTTTTTATTTTTTGGCATTATTCTTTCCTTTCAATTTCAAGACTGGCAGTTACGTCCAGCAAATAAGTGTAAAAGCCTTGCTCGTCCAACTCGTTCAAATACGGTTTCTTGACTTCAAGGCCTAAATAGTTATAAGAATTGTTTTGACTTGGTAATTCCAAGCCGATTTTTGATAAGGCAGTGTTAATCTGCCATAGTGTATTATCAATTAGTTTATGGTCTTTTGACTTGATCGCAATCTCAAATGGTAGATCCACAATCTGTGTCCCTGCCATGTCCTCTTCTACCACATTTCCTCCAGGAAGTGGATAGATGGCCAATCCCTCTTTCTCGGCTAAATAACCAAGTTTAGACGGGATTTTTTCTTGGATGCCCTTGATGTGCTCAAGTAAGACCTCTGCAAAGTCATTGTTTTGGTTCATTTTAATCCCATCGCTTTCAATCCGACATCGCCCCACTTCTTAGAGTGTAAGGCAGCGGCTTTTTTATCCCACCTTGGACCAGTTCCAGGCGTTGGCTTTTGACTCAGCAACTTATCTTTATTCGCAAAGAAAAACTTCCTTTGTTTTTCTGAAAAGAAACCCTTTCGCTTCTTGCCATAATATAGCAATCTTGCGTAAGGTGCGACATAAATTACTGCGTCTTGTCGAACGTGTCCGCTGGCTCTCAGTATCCCTTTCCTTTTCGGAACGAATGGATCCATATCCAGTAGCATTTGGTTAGCGATAGCTAATTTTCCTTTTTCGAAATTCTCTAGAGATACTTTCTTCTCAACGCCTTTTAGGTCAATCTTAACACTAGAACCGCCCATCAAATCACCTCGATTTCATAAGCTAGAAGCCTACTCGTCAATGGGTGATACTGCGGGATGATGTCTTTGACAACGTAGCTGACTCCGTCCTCTTCGACGATGCCACCGATGAAGCTCTTGTCGAGTTTCACAGGGCAGTATTTGTGATAGACAATCACGGTCGAGGAATTGTGCTCACTACGATGATTACCTGTCCCAGAATGAGAATAAGACCTATCGAATTTGCAAGGGGATAATAAAAGGGGTTCAGAATAGGTTTCTTTCCCCCAGTTATCCTCTCCGATTGACTTTTTGATAGTCACTGAATCAGGTAACATTCTTTTATCTATCATAATCAACCCTCGCAAATCCAAAACCAGCCATTCTAAGCCAGTTTTCTGTGTCCTTGGATAAATTGTACCGTTCGGCCACTGAAAGCGAGCCTGAGCCATTCTGTGAATTTGTACGATAGCTGACAGAAGTCCGACCGACTGACATACTAGCAATAGACTGCTTGTCCTCTGCTGTCATGACTCCTGAACTGTCTAAATAAGCTATCTGATAAGCCATAGCGAGCTTGACCGCCCTTTTTCGTGCTTCGTTGTCGCTTTCAAAACTATTCAAGAAATAGAAATCCCTTGTAAAAGCATCGATAGCGAGCTTGGCACGTTTTAAGAGTTTGTAAAAGTCGCCCTCGCACTCAAAACCGAGTTCAGTGTACTCTTCTTTAGTTAAGTATGTCATGACAACACCACCTTACATTAAGAAGTCAGTTGATTCAGGAACTTCTGGAACTGGTTCTGTAAGTTCTACAGGTGCTACATCTGGCTCGATACACTCAAGCCATTCTTCTCCAAAGTGAGCGGTTGTTTGTCTGTTAATCTCATCCGCTTCAGCAGATGTCATTTCATAAACAACCCCTTCATCGAATTGCTGCCCTGTTTTTTCAACATAGAAATTAGTTTTAGCTTCAAATTTGGCCATTTATTTTATTCCTCCACTTCGTATCCTTGATTTTCAAAGGCCGAAATCATGATTGGATCAGACAAGGTAAAAGTAATACCATCTTTTTTCAATGTTTTTGGATATTTTACTTCTGGTTCCCCTTCGGTTTCTTTAGATACAACCAAAGTCTCTTCGACATTAGAATCGTTCATTGTTATCCCCTTTCACTAAGCTGATTTGTGAACATAGATAGCTTTCTTCTTGTTGTCAAGAACGAAAGCGTCATAACGGATACGGCCCTCAACGAGTTTGCCGTTAATTCCCGGTGGGTTGTCGTGGATCTTGTAGTCTTCCAACTTAATAGGAGATGGAGTAGCCACAGGGTGAGCGATAATAAACTCTACATTTTGTGGCAAGCGTGATGTAGGTGTCAAAACTACTGGCAAGCCGTCAATCATACCTACCTGACCCTTGATAGTGATCTCTTGGCCAAGGTCAGAGTTTTTCACAAAAGTTGGGTCAAGTTTGATAAGTTTGTAGAACTTAGGTGACACATGCAAGACACGGCCAGCTGTTGGAACAAGAGCGTCAGTGAGCTTAACCTGACCATCGAGCACAAGCTCATAGGCGTTTGTTTTAGTTACTGAACCAGTAGCAACATGATCTGTATCTGCACCAGCTACGATTGTTGCAAAACGGTAAGTATCTACTTCCGGGATAATGACTTCTGACAACTGACGTGCAAGGGCTTTTCCAGCCTCCATAACACCGTTAGTGTCCTGCTCAGATTTCTTGTCAATCGTGAATGTGAAAGAACGATCTTTCTTCATTGTCATAGTTTGAACTGTATTTCCAAGTTCCTCAGCTTCACCGTAACGGTTTTGCCCAGTTGTCTTGTAGTCATTCATTCCTGATGTTGGGATAGAGTAGACCTTGACTGTGTCAACTCCAAGGAAATCAAAATCTTGGTTAACAATACCAGTAGATAGGGCCTCTTTAGCAAAGCGCTCATCTACTTTTTCATCGAATTTAGCTGCGTAATTTACTGCCATGTGTAATATTCCTCTTTTCTTTATTTTTGGTTTTATACGCTATCAAAGCCTGCAAATAGGGCTTTGTCCTCTGCGCTTAGATGATCGTATCCAGTTTCTGCTGGTGGATTTCCGTGCACAGAGATATTAGGATTAGGCTGCTTGTCCTCAGCTTGGAATAGGTAAGGGCTGGACTCTCTGAGTGAGTTGATTGTATCCTCAAGCTGAGGCTTGCCATCTTCTCCTAGCTCAATATTGTCTAGGTTGATGAATTTCATCAAGTCATCAGAGTTGTACGCTCCTACATCTTTCAAAGCAAGGGCTACAGCGTTTGTTTTAATGATCTGAGCAAGGTTTGCCTCGCTATCTAGCTTGTACTGCTCAAATTGGGCTTTTAGGTCTTCAAGCTGTTGTTTGCTTTCAGTACTAGCTCCCTCTTTGGCCTGTAGATCATTGATAGCTTGGGTCTGTTGCTCAAGTTGTTGCTTTAATGTTTCGTTTTCGGCTTGCAGTTCAGACTTAGCCTGTGATTTTGCGTTTTCAATACCTGCACCGTACGCTTGCATGATATTGTCAATCACTGTCTTATCCTCAATACCTGCCTCAACTAACATTTCACGTTTAAGACTCATGTCTTAATCCTCCTTTTTTACGTCACATGGACAAATTAAGACAGTTTTACGCCATGCTCCAGGGCAAAAGAAAAACCGAATGGAAATCCATACGGTTTTTAGTGGTTTATAGCAATTTATTGCATGAAAAAAGCGCCTAGATTGAACTAAGCGCTATGTTTTAGGCTTTCTCATTAAAAAATATCTCTCTGTGAGTTGTCGCTTAGCTAGTTCTAACTCAAAGGCTTTTGCCTCATCTAAAGAAAGTAAGTCAAGTGTAATACTGGTTTCTAGTAATTGTTCATCAGTAAACTCTGAAAAGTCGATAGGTTTTTCATCCAAGCCTAAAGAGTCAACAAAGTGTAGAGCCTCTGATAATTCCATAATATCACTCCTCTCTTAAATTCATTTCTAAAACAATGCCACCTTTATTTTCTTTCATACTAATTATATCATATTTTGCATTTCTTGGTATGATGATTTCAGACTCAGCGTCATTATCTGTAAAGTATATTTTACTATCCTTTGAAATGTTGATGATTGTTTTGACTTTTCTAGTTTTAAAAAAGTTATATTTTGGAATATAACTAGTTGATGTGTAAGCAGCGTTACTAAAAATAGCCTCTCCAGAGTTCAGCATATCAGATACACTATCATATTTTTTCAACAAGTCAGCATTACTAGTAATGATTGATTTCAAGTACCCACTGTCATCAAAACGACTAACTTTTATATTTTTTAACGCTCTATTTCTTTCAATAACACCATCAAGAGTTGAAACTACTTTGCTCTCTTCTTTGCTAAGCGGGATGGCGCCATTACTTCTGAGCGCTCTATTAATATCAAAACTCCTATTTGTGGCTATATAGCCCATACTGTCAAAGTCTGGAGCATAGATAATATTACGCTCAGTTTTTGTTATTTTCCCACCTACTTGCTTAAATGCAGGTATTTCATCCTCTTTAATGTAGTGATATTCTGACATCTTCTTCCTGAGCTTTACTTCTTTTTGAGCTTGAGAAAATGGATCATCATAGTATTTCTCCCTAGCATAATCTCTATGTAGAAACGGATGCTGTTTGAGATAGTCTCTCATAGCTCCTTGCTGGATCCTAACCTTGCTCTTATACTTGTCTATCAGCTCCTGGTCGCCTAGTTTCTCTGCAACGTGGAGAAATTCCTTGGACTGTCTGATAGAACGTTCTAGAGCCCTCTGCTTAGCTTCTGCGTTTGCGTTTTCTTCTGCTTGTTCTGGTGTAACCTCTGCCACATCCTCCCCCAAATCAGGCTTGTAATTGGCTCCTGGGATGAACGGCGTCAGCATGTGACCGCAGTTGATACCAAGACACCCTCCAGGCTTTCCATATCCATAGTCGGACAAAGCAAAGATACGCTCTCCGTGTTCGGTTCTAGCGTGACCAGTTGTGACTATTTCATGTTGCAAAGGAGCGCACATCTCTCTCGCTGATGCCTTTTTTGAAAAGTAAAAGGTATCAATCCCCAGTTCTTCAGCTGGTCTTGTTCGCATCTCTCGAAAAGTTCGATAAGTTGTCGTCTTGATAACCGTCCGTGCGTAATTGTCAACCTTCCAGTTGCGCCCAGCGCTATCTTGGAAGCCTTGGAATCCTTTCTCTTGCCATTTCATGACCGTGTCAGAGATGGCTTTATCAGCCGTAGAAAGGCCAGTAACTACTCTGGCGACAGATTGTTCCACTATGCCTTGATAAGCACCGATAACCGACTTAGGAAGCGTTGTATTGATTAGATTGTGAAGCTCATCAACTGCTTGATTGGCATAATCAGCAAGAATTTCTTGAATGTGATTGCTATTTCCTGCGGATCCTCTGCCTAAATCTTCCATGAGTTGCTGTTTGGTGTCAGTATAGAGTTTTAATCCCTCATTTTCGACAATATAGCGCAGTTGTTCTTCAGCTACACCTGAACGCTCAGAGATTAGCTTTAGGTTCTCTTCGTTCAGCATGTGCATCTGTTGCATCTTCTCAAGTTGCCAGATGTACGGTTGTTTCTCAAGATAGGCCGTGCCACGTTCTGTCACACGTTCGACCACATTATCAAACAAATCCAAAGCTAACTGATGATAGATATCTGCGACATTGCTCGCTTGAAGTAGCAGCTGCTCGTCATTGAACTGTATCGGTGGTCTTTTCTTTGACATTTAATCACTCTCCGTAAATTGCTACATCTTCAAGACTGCGCTCTCCACTCGCCTCATCAATGGCATTACCACTGATTTCAGCTTTGATTTCTCTAGCTTTTTCAGGAGTCACGTTGAGCACCTTTTCAATGGCCATGACATCCGTAGCAAAACCAGCATTTACAACCTTAACCCAATAGTCCAGCTCGGCATTTCGGTCTGTAAAGACTCCATCATCAAGGTTAATGCTGATTTTCTCCATGTCAGGGATGTTTCCCTTATAGAGACCGTAAGCCTTGCCTAGCTCCAGCATTGAGATAATGAGCTCTTTCAAAGACTGCTCTACCAAGCTGACAATGCTGTTTCTCATTTGATAAGTGTCAGAGTTCTCTGAAACAACCTCAGTGGCTGTTTTCAAGCTCTTACCATCAAATGTAAAGGTTCCAGAAGATACTCCTATCTGCATTTCAAAAATGGCTAAGATCTTATTGATGGCTTTGATATAGTCATCTGATCGGATAGGCGTTGTAAGGTCGGTAATGCCTACCTCCTTGTCCATATCTCCTGAGTCAATCTGTTCATAGACGTTACGGCCTGCCTCAAATTCACGCTTGACTGTGACGTTCTCGCCATCTTGATTGTACTCAACCTTAATCATTTGACTAGGGACGGCCACTCGACGCTGTCCCATCTTGACCTCCCACATGAACTCGTCATAGGTCGTATTAAGAAAGTCCATGGTAGTCTTGGCATTATCAAAGATAGACAGCCCAAGAGCTGAGTTAATATCCTTGTTATTCATCCCTGGAGTCTTCAAGTAAGTAAAGAGTGGACGACTTAAATCGTTCAGGTATGCTACTTCCTCAAGATCCTCATAGAGGTCTGATAGAGGCACCCTAGCGCCTACAATATTCTGATTATCAGACTTGTAGAGCTCGTTAGTAACCTTGTACTTGTCATCTTTGCCCCATTCGTGCAATTCAATCAGCGTGTAAAACTTCTGCTTGTTACCCTCTGACTTGATTGTCTTAGTGATAATAGCAGCACTAGATACGTCCTGCGTATTTGATTGCAGAGGCAAAAAGACAGGCGCTTGAATGAAAGACACTCTTATCTTGTCTCTATCGACGTACGGCCTCATAGCCAAGCCACCAAGAGCCAAGCCACTCTCTAAGTAGCGCTCAAAATTCTTGACAAACCTGTCATCTTGTAGCTGTTTCTGAATGAATTTATTAGCGTCCTTGTCGTCTAGCTTGATTTCAGCCTGTTCATTAAATACTAGGCTTGCAATCTTCTTGGCTGCTGTACGTCCAATAGGTAGATGGTTGAAAGCTCGTTTTTGAGGCGTGCCGTTACTGTCTGTGTATTCAATCTGTGGATAATGTCCTGCATAATATTTGAGATTTTCCCTAATGCGGTCATATTCTGTGGATGACACTGCTATTTTAGGGTGATCAGTGATATTCGTTAAGTTCTGTGTTGTCATCACATACTTGCTCCTTGTGAAAAAATTCTTGATAGTCTTTACTATTCCCATTGTTAGCTCCTTTAGGCTTTTAGTCTTAGCTCTCTAGCGTTGTCTAGGACAAAATACTTGAACTCGTCTACCGTGTGGTCATCTTCCTTGATGACTTTAGGGTCATCTGTGTTGAGTGACTTATCGTCATAGCGGTACATCTTATGCTCTTCAACGAAAACCCTATTAGCAGGGATGTCAAGGTAGTAGAAACGCCCCTCAGCTAGTAAGCTAATGACCATGTCTATCATAGTCTGATTTTTCTTCTTAGCCACAGGGTGCCAGCGCTCACCATAATCTTTAAAGTACTGATTTCTCAAAGCTCCCTCCGCACTATCAATGGTCATCTTGAGTTTAGGTACTCTGTACTGTTTCATAACCTTGTCTATAAAGTCATGGATCATCACAGAGAGCTCACTAGGCGCCTTTTTGATGGCCTTGCCAGCTGGACTATAGTAGAACGTATCAAGTAAGATAACATTGCCCTTGGCAGTGAGCCCATAAGCTCCACAGGCTGTAGCTGATTGTTGGTGTCCTGTATCCAGGGCAAATGATATACCTATCACTTTGTCATCATCAGGGAGGCTCTCTAGTGGTTTAAAATAGCTCATGTTATAAACATGATTACCTAAACCGATTACCTCGCCTAAGTACATCCATCTGTAGTAGTCAGGGTCTGTCTCCTTGTAGCGTTCTATCTTGTCTTTCATCTGCTTAGACAAAAAGCCTAGCTTGTCATCAAGATAGGTGCTGTGATGTATGAGATAGGTTGGGTCTCCTGCTTTCTCTGCTACCCACTCATTTATCCAATCATAAGGGTTGCGTGGTGGGTTGTAGGTGAAATAGACCTTGACCTCTTTGCCGTTTGGCAATTCTTGACGGATAAAGGTATCCTCAACTATGTCAATGTCCTCACGTCCTGCAAACTCTGCCAACTCCTCAAACCAGACAGCCATGACATAACCTTTAGCTATCTTCTGTGATTTGAGTTTCATGGGGTCGTCTACACCGTAGAAATAAAAGGCTGTGCCTGTTTTCTTATGGGTTATTTGTAAGGGCGACTTCCCAAAGTGAAACTGATTAGCTAGCCCCATCTCATAGATTGCCCACCGTATCTGTTCATAGACCGACATTCTCAGGTACTTACCAACCTTGCGTAGTACTACCACATTACCTAGAGGGTCACTGATAAAGCTGTTTACTAGATCAATAGACACTACAGAGGACTTAGTAGAGGCACGCCCACCTTTCAGCACTACATGGCTCTTGGGGGTGTAGAGTACGTTGTCAAAGACTGGGTTAATCAGTTTGGCTAGGTTCAGTATCGCCATTGTACTCACTCCTATCAAATGTAAATCCAGTAATGACTGTGTCATCCTCATCATTAGAGCCTAGCTGAGCTTTGAGATTATCAATTCTCAAGCGTTGCTCCTCTGTGACAAGTGGTGACCGTGTCAACTCATCATAGGTCTTAATCATGCCTTTAAGCTCTGACTGTGCCCTTGCTATTGCAGCTAGAGCCTTGCTTTGCTTATCCCATGCTGTATGATGTTCATAGCCTGTGCCAGCCTTTCCTGTGCTTGTGACAAAGGTGCTGATATCTTCTATATCCTGGACAAATAAAATACGCTGAGCATGCAGTAAATTAGCATAGGTCAGCGTGATATTTTCCCAGAGTATATCTATAGGGCTCATGGTTTCAACCTCATCTATCAAGTCAGAAATGCCCTCAGGAAGGTACTTTCTCCTGAGACCATGCTTGACAGCGTTGGTATTTCCCTTAGGGGCACCGTGTCCCACAGCGTTCTTATTTCCTTTAGGAGCACCCCTTGCCTTTTTGGAGCGTTCCGTATTTTTCTTTTGGAGCGTTCCTTTTACTTTGGGCTCCCATTGGTCTTTACTTTTCCAACCTCGGACAGTGCCAGCTGAAACACCCAAACGCTCAGCAATCTCAATCAGTTCAATGTTTCCATTGTTCTCTGAATAGATTTCAAATGCTTTGTCTCGGTTGGGGTCTCTTGCTCTACCCAAGCCTAAAACCTCCTTATTTTGTTTATTTGGGCAAAAAGAAAAGGGCAGACACTTCATGAGTGCCTTACCCTTAATTCTTGATACTACCATTCTAGCATAATACCAAAACTGTGCTAACAAGTATTGATTTGTTCAGTACAGTTTTGTAAAGTTCAATTTAGTTCCATTTTTCCAAAACATCATTCAACTCACAAATAGCTGTATTCCTCCAAGTATAGAAAGTGGTTCTACTGATACCCATTTTGTCACAAACATCATCAACATACATCTTAGTAATGTAAGTCATTCTGAGGACCGACCTGCTCTTTGGATTTTTCAGCTTGTTAATCAACCTACCAAGTTCAAGTTTCCTGTCAATAACTTCCTTGGTGTCTTGCTCTATTGCCTCTTTCATCACAATAAGCTGAGTATAGACATCATCAACCTTTTTGGCTTGACCGCCTTTAACCTTGTCTGCTGTCCACTTGGGGCTTGAGAGCAAACCTGCCTCAAGCTCATTGATTTCATCTATACGGCTTTGAATGTCCATATCAAGATTTTGTAGCTCATTTAGGAGCTCTTTAGCCTTGTTCACTCTCCGTCTCCTCTATGGTATAATAGTCTTTGTGAGAAAACTATTAGCTGAGGCAGAGAGTGCCTTGGCTTTTTTGTTTTTTACCAGGTAATATGTATCTTCTTACGTTGTCGCTTATTCATTTCTTCACCTCTACCAGTTCTGGATTTTCGTAGATGTTGCCTGCAATCTCACAGTCAGTATGCCGTAGCCACAATTCATATCCATGTTGCTCAGATTCAAGGCGATATGCTCCGCCTCGATGTCTTACAACTTCGTAATAAGTTGGCTCAGAATAGAAATCCTTAGCCATTTTGACTACATCTCCTTCGAAGATTTCCTTACCATTTTTGTCGAATAAACCTGTTGATTGCATGAGAGTCGCATCTTCGTTCTCGAGGTAAAAATCATAAGCATAGCCACAAATACATCTTGTTCTGTCTTTTTCAAAGACGAGAGATTTCACTCTCAACATTTTTTTAACATCTGGGTCTGGTAACCACACTCTGAATTTTGGTATCATTGCCCTCTTCCTTTCAAATAACTCGGAATATCATCCCCAACCTGCACACTGTCGTATTGTTCCTTGCTCACAAGGAATTTCCCGTAAGCCCCACAATCGAGCGTGTATAGCTTTCCGACCATCTCCTTGCC